TGGTTCAGGTGGTACTTCTTACGGTTTATTCGACAACAGCGAGACTATGGCGTTAAACTTAGGTTTCACAGGCTTTAAGCGTGGATACGATTTCTACAAGACTGACTGGAAATACTTAAACGATGCAACTACTCGTGGTGGAATCGTAGGTGGAGCAATCAACGGTATCTTGGTACCTGCAGGTTCTACTAACGTATACGATCAAATCTTAGGAAAGAATGCTAAGCGTCCGTTCTTACACGTACGTTACCGTGCTTCTGAAACTGAAGATCGTCGTTACAAAACTTGGATCACTGGTTCTGCTGGTGGTGCTCAAACAAGTTCATTAGATGCAATGGAGGTTAACTTCTTATCTGAGCGTGCATTATGTACTCTTGGTGCGAATAACTTCTTCTTGTTCGAGAACTAGTAAACTTAGGGGGAGGCTTCGGTCTCCCCTTATTTAATTTGTTTAAATTTTAAAATCAAATATAATGTCAACTCAGAAAGAATTAAAGGACAAGATCTATGTCCTTAAAAGAAAAACATTCCCTATCAGCTTTATGCTTGCTAGTAGAAATACTAGAAACAAATCATTACTACACTTTGACGCTTCAAAAGGTCTTAACAGAGCTTTACGTTATGCAGTTAACCAGAAGTCTCCATTTGAAGATGAGCAAGACGGTAACTTTATTTTAGAGCCAATCATTTTTGAAGATGGTTTATTAGCTGTTAACAAATACAACCAAGTATTACAACAATTTTTAGAATTACACCCAGATAATGGTGTGTTGTTCGAAGAGGTTGATACTCAGAGAGATGCAAACAATCAGATTGAGGTTATGTACTCTCAATTGGATGCACAACTTGCTGCACGTGATTTAGATATCAATACAGCTGATGCATTAGGACGTGTACTATTAGGTGCTCGTGTTGATCGTTTAACTACAGAGGAATTGAGACGTGACTTAATTTTATATGCACGTAACCATCCTTACGACTTCATGAACATGTTAAATGATCCTGAGCTTAAGTTGAATGATATCGCAGCTAAGGCATTGCAAGATGGTACGTTCGTATTGAAAAATAAGAAACGTGACATCTTCTTTAACCTGCCTGACAATAAGAACAAGTTAATGGGCGTTCCATTTGGAGAAGACCCAACCAAACTACTCGTGTCATGGCTCCAAAGCAATGATGGTTTAGATGTCTACGAGTTACTATCTAAAAAATACAGATAATTTAGTATATTTGTATTGTAGTTACCATCTCACATTACGTAACTAAAAATATAAATAGTCCTATGAATGAAACCGAGGTGAGATGCGGTGGATTTTATAGGACTTATTTTTTATATGGAAAATGAAATATGGGTACCTGTCTTAGGGTATGAAATGATTTATGAAGTAAGTAGTTTTGGTAGAATTAAAAATATATCAAAATTTAACAATAGGATACTTAATCCTAGAAAAACAAAAGATGGATATTTATATCTAGAGTTAAGTTCGTATTATAAACGTGCTACCAAAAAAGTACACAGAATTGTAGCAGAAAGTTTTTTAGGAAAAATAGAAAACAAATGTGTAAACCACATAGATGGGGATAAATTAAATAATAATATAGATAATTTAGAGTGGGTTTCTACTAGAGAAAACTGCATACACAGGAGTTCTATGTCCAAAAAAAGTAGCAAATACGCTAACATTACTTGGGATAAAAATAATAGCAAATGGAGAGCACAGGTATATCTTAATAAAAAACAAAGGTACATTGGCACATTTGACAATGAAGAAATAGCATACCAAAATTTATGCTTATTTTTGTATGATAAAGGAATAGAAAATAAGTACTTATAATGATAAATTCTGTAAGAGCCACTGTCCTAAATATTATCAATAAGGATAATAATGGGTTTATTACACCAGAAGAATTCAACAGCTTTGCAAAGCAAGCTCAGTTAGAATTGTTCCAACAATACTTCTTTGACTTTCAGCAGGCTAAGATAAAAGATATGAAGGGTATGGAGACCAGTGGGTACTCCGATATCACTAAGCAAATAGACCAAACTATTGACTATTTCTCTAAGAACGAAGACTTAGTATACAATTCAGGAGATAGTAGATTCGACTTACCTGCAAACTTTTTCTTATTAAATGTATTATACTATAATGGTAAAGAGGTTACTCATGTGGACCAAGGTAAATTATATTATTTGCTTAATTCCAATTTAACGGCACCTACAGAAACATACCCTACGTATGTTATGCAAGGTAATCAAGTCACTGTGTACCCGAATACCATTACGGATAACATCAATATATATTACGTTAGATACCCGTTAGATCCTAAATGGACTTATACAGTAGTTAACGGTAGCCCTTTGTTTAATCAATCGGCTAATGACTACCAAGATTTCGAGTTGGCTATATCTGACTTCCCTAAGTTAGTCGTTAAGATTTGTGAATATGCAGGTGTTAACATTAGAGAAATGGATGTGGTTCAAGCGGCAAGAGCAGAAGAAGCATACACTGATCAAAAACAATAATAATGAATCAGGAGAAATATTATACCAATGATGGGGTAACACCCACTGATGCCAATTGGGGCACGTATCAGAATGTAACATTAGGCGATGTTGTAAACAACTTCATCTTAATGTATACAGATGATGGCGATTTGTTGAATAACATCAACAGATACAAGGTATTATTCCACGCAAAAAGAGCTGTACAAGAATTAAACTACGATGGTAATCGTCAGATTAATGCTTTGCAGTTAGAAGTTGGACACGACCTTAAGTTTATCTTGCCTCCTGATTACGTGAACTATGTTCGTGTATCTTTATTCTGGGGTGGCAACTTATACCCAATGACTGAGAATCCTCAAGCTAATTCATCTATTGAATTCTTGCAGGATGACGAGTATCAGATTTTATTCGATGACCAAGGTAATGCATTGCAGGGAACATCTAAACTAGACTTATCTCGTATTGATGGAGAGAACTATATGCTATGCCCATTCAATAATCAGTGGGGTTGGTATGTAGATGGTCTTTGGTATTTCACTTGGGGATTCGGTGCTGCTTACGGATTGAATACTGAAGTAGCAAACGTAAACCCTACATTTAGAGTAGACAAGGCTGCAGGAGTTATTAACTTTAGCTCAGGTATGTTCAATCGTTCTGTTGTATTAGAATATATTTCAGATGGATTGTATCCAGGTGACGACGCTCAGATTACTATTCCTAAGTTAGCAGAAGAGTATATTTATTCATACATTAAGTGGGCTATCTTAAACACAAAGGCAAATCAGCCTGAGTATGTTATTAATAGAGCTCGCAAAGAAAAAGTTTCTAATTGGAGAAACGCAAAGATTAGATTAAGTAATTTACACCCAGGTCGCTTGCTAATGAGTATGAGAGGCCAATCTAAGTGGATTAAGTAAATGATAGAACTTCAAAGAAATTTCCTTTCGGGGGTCATGAATAAAGATCTTGACCCTCACTTTTTACCTGATGGCGCATATAGAGATGCACTTAATATTATCGTGGGCGATTCTGACGGAGCTTTTGTCGAGGAAGATGGTTCACGTAATGGGGTAGCACAAAACTATTTAGGTAACGTATTGAAGGGAGTTGATTTATAGTTAACCAATGCAACTTGTATTGGTTCACTTGCTTATGATGCAGACAATTCTATTTATTGGTTAGTTGCATCTGATTATTTAGATGCTGTTTACGAGTATAATGAAGATACAGACATATTAACTCCTGTTCTTCGTGCAACTAAAACACCCACTACGACTTCATTGCTTGGCTTTAACAAGGATTATTTTGTTACAGGCATAAACTACATCAACGGACTTCTTTTCTGGACTGATAATCTAAATCCTCCACGCAGAATTAATATTGATCGTGCGAAGAATTATGATGTAGATGGTTTTACTGAGGCTGATATTAATGTTATCTTAGCACCACCTTTGGCTGCGCCGACAATTAACTTGTATTCACAGGGTGAGGCTAACAATTTAGAGAATAAATTTCTTTACTTCTCTTACAGATATAAATATTTAGACAACGAGTATAGTGCTTTGTCCCCATTCTCACCTGTAGCATTCTTTCCAAAAGAATATGCATATGATTATGGTGTATCAGAGAACGTATCTATGGTTAATAACTTTAACACAGCAGATATAACTTTTAATTCAGGATCAAAAAATGTAAAAGAGATTCAGTTAGTATTTAGAGATACGCAAAGTGCTAACACATATGTAATTGATAGCTTAGTTAAAGAGCTTAATAATTACGATGATGATACAGATTACGTATTCACATTTAAGAACAACAAAGTATTTACACTATTGCCAGTTGAGCAAGTAAATAGATTGTTCGATAATGTACCTATCAAAGCTAAATCACAAGAGCTTATTGGAAGTAGATTGGTTTATGGTAACTATACTCAATTCTTTGATTTATTAAAGGATAACAAGGAACCTATTAATCCAGCTTTCTCTTTGTCACTATTATCTAATTCTATAGTAAGTGGCACGCCTACTCCTACATTTAAAAGTAATAGAGATTATGAGATTGGTATTGTTTACTTAGATGACTACGGCAGAACAACTACTGTAATTACACCAACAGATAATACTAATACAATATATATTCCTGCATCAAACGCTATTGATGGCAATAATATTCGTGTAACTATTGACGGCACATATCAGCCACCTTCTTTTGCTACACACTATCGTTTTGTAATTAAGCAAGATAAGCAAGAGTACTACAACGTATTCCCATTAACTTATTTTGAGGACGGTCAGTTTAAGTGGTTTTTAATTAACCAAGCAGACCAAGATAAAATAGCTGTTGGCTCATATGTATATTTAAAAAGTGCAACAACTAACACAAATGTTCAGTATAAAATATTGGACATTGAGTCAAAGAACGCTAACTTCTTAAATAGTGCAGAGTCTAATCAACCTGCAGGTGTATATTTTAGAATAAAAATAGAGTCAACTGTATTACCTCCTGTTACATATTTCTACGATTACAATGTGGGAGGTGGAGTAGATCCAGCTAGTACATTAGTTACAAATAGATTTAATGTAGCTGAGCAAGCTATATTTTATGGTGTTGGTATTAATGACATGATTACCGGAGCAAGTAACGCTTACACTGGTTCAAATGACGCTAGATTCTATGTAGAGATTGATTCTACTGGAGGTGCTGCTGATACATTTAAGTATTATGTTTCTTATGATGCAAACTATAAGGTATTAGTTGCTAGTGGTATTGCCATTAACTCTGCTGCGGACCAAACTTTAACTTACTCAGGTAGCACTTGCTCTATTAGATTCCTATCAAATACAGGGCATACTACAAAAGATTATTGGGTAGTTAACTGTCGTGGTAACCTAGAAGATGTATGTTTGAATATATTTGGTGGTCTTATTGACCATAGCACTCCTGTTCCTGGCGTATTCTTTACGTTAGACAATTGGAGTCCGTCTCCAGCAGATAATCAAGACAGGCCGGTTAATGCTGGTGCTATCTTGACGTTTAAATATAAAGAGACCAATGGCACAGACCAATGGATTACCCAAACATTTGTATCAACAAAAGATTATGTAAACATTGAAGAGTGGTTCATTGAAGATGGAGCATACCAAAAATGGATTGCTTTAGATGAATCAGACCAAAGTGTTGGACCTAAGAATGTTTGTTTTAGACGTGGAGTATTAGTTTCCACTGGAAGACCAGGTCTTATATCACAAGGGTCAACCATTGCTCCTACGACCTTGTCGTATCCTATATATATGTATTTTTATTCATTCCAAGGAGGAGATACGCCTGCTATTGATACACAGTTTTCATTACAGCAGTCAGAGTTCCCATCTTTGTTTGAAACAGTTCCTGTAGACACCAACCAAGATATATACTATGAGCTTTCACAAACGTATCCTATTATCGATGGCAATCACTATGGAAATGTTGACAATCAGGATATTGCATTGGGCTCTCCGGCGATAATAGATTTAAATACGTTTGACTTTAATTCAGACTTTAATGCATTCTCATTCGGTAATGGGGTTGAGAGTTTTAGAATTAGAGATGACTGGAACTCTGCAACGATGCAGTTTAGTCCACGTGCTAATTCAACTGTCGAAGGATACGAGCAACAAACTCTTGTTCAAGCGTTAACTTATAGCGGTATTTATACTCAGACATCTGCAATTAACAGATTGAACGAGTTTAACTTATCACTTGGAAACTTTAAATACTTAGATAGGTTCTTTGGTTCAATCCAAAAATTATACTCTCGTGATACAGATTTAGTTGTATTGCAAGAGAATAAGATATCTAAGGTTCTTTATGGTAAGAACTTATTGAGTGACTCAACAGGAGGTGGTGTAGTTGCATCTATTCCTGAGGTATTGGGTAC